TCATACGAACAATCTCTGCCATTCCTGTCCTAGCATAACCAAAGCTCGCATCTTCTACAGAGTGCCAAGTCGGTTGCTCAATCGTAACGCTGCGCAAATGGCTTAGAGCCTTCTGCCCCTCAGAACTTTTGAAAACCTTACCATACAGAATATCCATATCGTCGGCTCTTGGCGCTTCACTGACGGCTTGGGTTAATCCTTCCCAGCCTTCTGGTGAACTCATTGCATTGCCTCCATTGTGGCCCCACCATCAGTTGCAGCCGGTGGGCCTTGTTCTGCCATCATTGCTTGCTGCATCTGTTCCATCATCATTTGCTGCTCTTCCGGTGTGGTAAGCAGTTCTTGGTTTATGTTCATCTTGCTTGCGATGAATTGTGTTATGCGCGGGATAGACAGAGCCGCTTGACCCTGTGGGCCGAGAGCATTGGCGATCTGCATAAACTGCACAATGTCGTTTACCTCTTGTAGCTTCTGAGCCTGAGCCAGAGGCGCAACCGGAGTAACCTTAACCTCAACGCCGTTTACCTTCAGAGGTAGATCGATGAAGCCTTGCTGGTCCATGATAAACAGAATGCGCGATACAATCGGAACCATTGTCTCATCTATCAACCGGCCAAAGGCAGATCCCAGATTAGTCGCAAGCTCACGCGATCTTTCTGCAATCTCTGTTGCTGATCGAGCAGACATATTATCAGGCGGCAACGTGTCATCCATCAGGATCTTCTTCACGTTCATACGCAGATCATTCATCACGATCTGGCTGACATTAAAGTCACCGGCTCTAGGGAGGGGAGCCAGTGACGCACCCTGAGGACCACCGTTACGAGCGACACCGATGACCGAACCAGGCTGTATCTTGATATTCTGCGGGTTAAGAACGCCGTCATCTGCCGCTGTATATACACCAGCGATTGCCAAGGAAGCATTCTTGAGAACCAGCTCAACAGTTTTGTTAAGCGTTTTGATGTCAGAGATAGCTGTAACCAATGGGCCACGGCCATAGATCTCACCGGCCACCTTCATATACCGAGCAACGATAAACGGAGATGACTTCATTGTGCGATACACAAGCTCTTGCCGTTTGGCTGGCCAGATAACGTGATAGCAATAGATGCCAAGCTCGTAGTCATAGATCACCGCATCCATCAAATCGATCTCTTTGGATGGTGATTGTGCTATCGCTTCCGCTAGTTCTGTGGTTATCTCAGCATCAGGAAACTCTTGTGGTATCGTTTCAGCCTTCATGCGCAGCTTACGATAGACGTTATCGACGTTTCCGAATGTGCCTTCCTCGATAGCAACGAGATACTGAGGAATAGGCGTAAAGCGGATGGGTGTTACCTCATCACCAGGCGTCACCATCATCACGGCAGTACCTACGCAAAGATCTAGCAAGAACTCACCCATAGCCAGATCAAAGTTAGTCTGACGCATGATCTCAAACATACGGGTGGTATAAGCATCCAGAGCAGCCTGAGCCTGCGGTTGTTGCTGCTCTGGAATGCCGGTGCCTGCCTCAAGGCGACACCATTCCTTTTGCGGAGGAAACAAACCAGCTTGTATGCGATTAGCAAAGCGCTGGGTGGCATGTATGGCCGTAGAGTCAAAGACCCTAGACATCTTACCCTTGCCAGCTACACCGCCCTCATAATAGCCTGAGTACAGATTTCTCTGCGGTAGAGCGAACTCATAGCAATCCTCATAGATCGAGCGCCATTCATCCTTGCGAGCCTGAGCCTTGGCCTCACGTTCAATAATATCTCTTACATTCAGCCGAGCCATTTAATTATCCTTTTTTGTGCCGCTGGGCAAAGTTGCGAGCCGCCTCGACAGATCCAAACCCCCATGCCTTGAGAGCCAATGCCTTGCGAGTAGGCCGACCCTTCTCGTCTTTCATTGGGCCTTTCATACCGGCAAAGCGCGCAGCAAAACTAACGCGCCTTGGGTTCGTACCCTTTTTGACAGGAGCCTGTAGATTGCCACCTTCTTTTGCCTCAAAGTGCTTGCGACCAGCTTCGTTCAGACCGCCCTTGGGGTTTTGAAACTTCTTAGCAACCATGAAACCACCTTATCGACTAATGCGAATGTCAGCCGTTCCGCTGGTATGCTCGCCAGATTTAAAACCAGCACGATACAACACAACGCCAGATGGATCGAAGCCATAGGTTTCAATCGGAGAGGTGAATGTATCGACATCACGCGCAGTGTTATCGGGGTCTGATGGATCAAAGCTGCGTTGAACAGTTACAGTGCCAACGAATGTTCCGCTTACAGAGAAGTTGAAGTCTTTTGTGGAATAGATCCAATCAGTGAATTGACCATCGCCTAAACCAGTTGCCTCAACAACCCCAGTGTCCTTTGGTAAAATAGCCATTTATTTCGCCTTCTTTTTTGCTGGAGCCTTCTTTGCTGGCTTTTCAGCAGCAGCCTTTTCTTCTTTGGCTGGAGCCTTAGCAGCTTTCTTTACGTCATAAACTTTTTGAAAATCTCTAATACGTGTCATTGGCCACCACCTAACTTAGTTTGCGTACCTGGTCCTTCCTGGCGCGTTGGAGAGAACAGCAATCTCATTCCACCAGTACGGCGCAACCGGCGACGAGCCTGAGCGCCCTGCATCTCTGTGCGTTCCTGAGCTGCTGCGCGTTCCTCAGATCTTTTCTGAGCCGCCTGAGCATCTTTCTCTGCCTGAGTAGGGCCGCGGCGACCGCCGCCTAATAATCCCGCCATGTTAAAACCTCGTCATCATGTAGTAGTCAGCCCCCTCTGGGCCAAACTTTCTCATAACACTTTCTACCTCAAAACGTAGTGCTTTGGCAAACTTAAATGCGGTATCATTTTCCACTTTTACGCAGATTTGTAGCCTTCTGACCCCATAATCTTGCAAAGCGGTATCGGTTACGGCCCTTGCGCCACGCACAAGTGATATCGCATGACTGCCAATGTCCTCGCTGGGAACAAGCCACATCTCTGCCAAGCCATGCCAGATGTGTCGAATGCCAAAAACTATGACAACCTTACCCCTGCCAATCCCCGCCCAGCTCCATCCGTCCTCAGAGTTATCCCAAATATAATCTATGTAGTTGGGAATATATTCCATGTATTCTTTGTTATCATCGGACAGGCGCATCCTGGCGACATGCTCATAGCGCAGAGGAACAAGCTGCTCGTCGGAACTCATGCGGAACTCTGGAAGCTGCACTAATCCCATCAGAAGATCTCGAAGTCTGTTGTTGCGTTGAATGTCTGGCCACCGCCAAAGCTGCTGCCGTATGTACCGCGCCGCAATCGACGTTGCTCGCCGCCACCCAGCATCAGATACCCAAACGCATCCCCGCAGTGAGAATGCTCATTCTTTACCGGCATATCCTTAAACCGCTCTTGCCCAGCGCCGAGAGATTGACGCTTAAAGAAGTAACCACCGGCCAAAGACTTGCGAACCCGCAAGCATTTCTTGTTTATCATTAGCCCAGGCTTGCCACCCACCAGCCTATTCATAGGCGCAGCAGCAGCCTCACGGCGCACGTTGAAGGCGTTACTGTCAGTCGGAGATGCTTTGAAACCAATCGAGCGTAAGTGATCGAAGGCAGTGACCTCATAGATCTCATCGCGCTTGTTACCGGCGGGATCGCCCCATATCACCACATCAGCCTTATTGAAGCTCGCAGCGATCTTAGCCAGTAGCTCTTGCCCAAACCTCTCAAGACCCATGTCAAACGTCACAAGTTCATCGAGAACCTTCCACGCACCACCAGATGTACGCTGCCCAAAGATAGCGGCTGGCGTCAAACCAAAGTCAACGCCGATCTGCAAGGGATATTGCGGATCATATGTAACATCACCTGACATCATATCATCGTCATACTCAGGCCAAACCGGACGGCCCTCTTGCACAAACGTGTACTTGCCTTCAGCGTAGCACCTGATCCAGTCAGCGTTCTTACCGCCGAGAAGCTGCTCATAGTACCCGCTAGGCAAATGCGTTTTGTTTTCAGCAGATGGATTAACCATCCACCACTTGCCACCAGAGAACACAAAGCCATTGGCTTCTGGGTTTTCGGGCAGATCCTTAGCCGCTACTTCCAGCACACCACCAGGTTGCCGGTAGAACTTCCACGGAAACCGACCGCCGATAGGGTTCTTCTCTGCCAGCTCATGCCACCAATGATCCGCGTCAGGCGGGTTGGTGTCCATGATAATGCCATACCAAGACGCGCCACCATCAGATTGCGTAGGATAACGGCCAACACGGTGCGTCAGCCCGTCGATCACAGCCTTTGGTAATTCACGGGCCTCGTTTACCCATGCCCCTGTTAGCTCCAGAGACAACAGCTTACGAACATCTTGCGGCGTAGAAAGAGCCATGAAGATAACTTCGCAGTCTATACCAGGCGCACCTTCCCTCGAAGGCAGCTTCAGATGATGCGTGATAGGCGGTTGCCAGCGCATCGGCCCCCATACATCCTCTGGGAACAGCTCTTGCCATGTCTTGATCGTTGTTGTTCTTAGCTCTGGATAGGTATTGCGCACGATCACAAACCGAGAATACCGAATGCCATCACGCGGCGAGGGCTTTTGCTGAACAGCCTTGAGCATTATCTCAGCAGCGCAGCCGTATGACTTACCAGATCCAACCGGCCCCATCAGGCCGCGAACAAAAGATTTATCGTGTAGAAACTTCCAAACCGTTGCAGACTTGGAAAAATCCAAGTTCATGCTGGGAAGATCAGTCATATTCAGCGTCCAATCCCTTACGAGCTATCATTGCATACCACTCAACACCCTCGCTCACCAAAGCAACTCGCTCGATCTCTTCCAAGCAAGCTTCTAAATCCTGAATGCGATTTTTTAAACTTTTATGCACAGGTTGTCGCTTATAGGTCTTGGTTCTTGTTTTTGCGTGAAATGCCCATTTGCACTCAGGGCAACAAAATACTTGATCTATTCGTCGCGGAGAAAACATTATAGCACAGCTCCTTGTTTCATCCGCGCCCCCTCTGGCCCCAAAATTTTCATAATAGTTACAAGCCCTGAGTAGATCATTCTTAATCTCTGTCGTCATCATCTGCCTCATACGTTGTGGTAATGTCTGGCCCCTTCATGTTGATCCCAACAATCGAAGGCTTGTCCACGTTCTTCTCTACATCGAGCAAGCCACTAGCCTTAGCTAAGACGCGCAGAACACTTACCTTATCAAACATCTCAATCGTCGTACCATGCTGGCCAACAGTCACCTTCTTGATCGAAGCCAGAGCCTCATCAGGAATATCCTCTAGCGGCTTTACAGCACCAGTATGCAGATCAATGATGTCAGTAATACGAGCCGTACCCATAGCTATCAACTCAGTAGCCACAGCCTCTTTGTTCTGAGCCAATGTCTCCGAGCGGCCAATTCGACGCTGCAACAAACGCGCACCGCCAAACCGACCAACCGGCGGGATAGGCTTTATCTTATCCTCTTTTTTGCGTGACATCAGAACGGAATACTATCACCGCCCGTATCAGTATCGGCGCGGGAAGGTTGCTGAGAACGTGAACCATCATCTTCAAACAGCTTCAGCCAGACCTCACCGTCCTTATTCGGTAAAGGCAAACTCTCCAGCTTAATGCTGATGCCCTTGTCATTCTGAAAAGCAATGCCATGACGCAACCAAACCGGCTTATCCCGACCTGGTACTTCCTTGGCTTGCACAACACTAAAACGCTTAGACATTATTTCCTCC